TCAGCACTGACGAGTTAGAGGCAGAAAATAAAATCTTGGTTAAACAACTTAAGAACAGATACAATGATCCAACTGTTAATAGAAAATTTGTAGTTGGTATTGATCGTGCTAAGATGAAACTATATGATGTTGATGATTCTCAACAGCAACTAATAAATGATGCTGAAGACGATGACGTAGCAGATTCACTTGACTCTCTTAAAAAGAATCAAGCACGACTATCTAAATTTGCTGAATGGAATTATTAGATGACACTTTCTAAAGAAACAATAGATAAACTTGCTGACGCACTTACATTAGAAGTTATTGATTATATTATTGATAACCCTAAGACAAAAACATTTCTATATGAAATGATTAGCGACGCACTATGTGATAAGTTAGGTAACAAGAATGAAGACGGTACTTGCTCTTTTGATAGCAGTTTTCTTACCCCTGCTGTTCTTGATAAAATCACATTAACACTTACTCCTAACACAATGCCCTCTGACCCTGCGACATTATGACTACTCCTATTGATCCTACCGTTGATTACAACAAATATATTGACTTTGTTGACTCTACTACCAGTTTCCCTTCAAAAGATGCTGAAGAATTTGTAGCTCGAATATATGATTTGAAAGAAAAAGGTGTAAACATTGAACGTCTCCTGACCGCTGCTGTTGGTATTACTGCTGAGGGTGGTGAGTTTACTGAGATTGTTAAGAAGATAGCATTTCAAGGTAAGGAACTAAATGATGATACAAAAACTCATCTTGTAAAAGAAATGGGTGATGTGTTTTGGTATCTAGCACAAGCATGTCTCGCACTAAATGTAGATTTTCAAACAGTTGTGATGACTAACATGATGAAACTTGCAGCAAGATACCCTGATGGTAAGTTTGATATTCAAAAATCAGAAGTCCGCAAGGAAGGAGACATCTAATCCTTACCCCTCACTAAATAAGTGGGGGGTTTTTAAATATTTTCATGGCTAAACTAGCATTCGATCAACTTTTCCGTAACGGGAAACCATATATGAAAAGAGACGATGTGTTGATAGATCGTATTGCTAATGGAAAGTTGTTTGAGTTGTCAGATAATAGAGGATATTTAAAAGTATTTGATATTGTAGTAAGGTTTCAAGATGGTAGTGAGTCAAAGTATAAGAGTTCAGATTTAAGCAATGAAAGCGTAGTAAGGATATTAAAAGCAGAGATGCTTAGTTGTGCTAATCAAAAAGGTGGTAAGAAAAAGATATTATTAACAGGGTCACAGAGTGATCATGATGACTCACTAGTAGCAACATATAGTTTAACAGATTTAGAGAAAACTCATCATTTTGGTGGACAAAAACCTGGTGGACCTAAAGTAAACTTAGGAAATTTATATGAAGCAGACCTAGCAAATAGTTTTAATAATTTTGTAGATCATGGTGGAAAGTATCCTGATCATGTTACAACCATATTAAAAGCTATATGTCATGCTGAACCTGGAACTTGTTTCATCAGTGCGAAGCAAGAGGGTGGTGCTAATAAACCAAGACCCATGAGAGAAACTAATGGTGCTTTCTACATTTCAGCAGAAGGTAAGAATACAAAAGATATAGGTAAGACAGTAACAGATATTACATTAACAATAGCAAAACCTGGTGGTCAAGGAAAAAAGAAAATATATTTATCAGTCAAATTTGGTAGTACACTATCATTTTTTAACATAGGTGTAAGAGGTGGAGGTAGGGATGCACTATCAATATTCCCTAAACAAAATTTACAAGAAGGTAATCTACCACAGATGGGAAAAGATTACTTAGATATGTTCAACATTGATCATCAGAAATTTTTAGATATATTTCAGAAATATGATCCTAATGATAAGACTCCTACTGTAGATAACTATAAAGAATCATATCAGATTACAGGAACAGCAAAGAAAAACTTAGAAAATTTCTGTGCTAGTGGTATTGGATATGGTTATTGGATGGTCCATTATGATGGTAGTTCTCTTCATTGCTATGAAGTTAACAAGACTTTTATGGAACGTGCTAGTAAATTATCCAGTAGTAAAATAGATATAGATTATGGTGGATCTCAAGGATATGGTAAGAGAGTTAACATAAATTTCTCCACTCAAGAATATGATTTTAGTTTCAATATTAGATCTAAGTCTGGTTCTGAAGTATATCCTACACACAGCAACGGAGATTATTTTAAGAAGTAATGGCTAACATCAAACAACTTAAACACTTAGAACATTTGGAAGATGAGATGCTCAACTATGGAGTTGAGGGATGTAAGGCAGCAGTTTCTTTTCTTGAGGAACTGAGAAAGATGCTTGGTCATCAGGAAAGTAGTGGTTTTATGCAAACCAAATGGGATGGTGCTCCTGCTGTAATATGTGGAGTGCATCCATATACAAAAAGATTTTTTGTAGGAACTAAATCTGTATTTAATAAAGAGAATCCTAAAATATGCTTCTTTAATGAAGACATAGATACATTTTATGAGGGTGACCTTGCTGAAAAGTTAAAAGCATCTCTAAAATATTTCAAAGAACTAGAGATCAAAGGTGTAGTGCAAGGTGACTTGATGTTTACTTCTAAAGATTTAAGAAATGAAACCATTAACGGAGAAAAATTATACACATTTAGACCTAATACGATTACCTATGGTGTTCCTGTGCATCATGATCTTGGAACAAAAGCGAGCAGAGCAAAAATCGGCGTAGTATTTCATACACACTATGAAGGTGATGACCTTGCTACTATGCAAGCAAGGGCAGGTGCTGATGTTAAGGACTCTAATGATGTGTTTATCATAAAAAATGATACACCTATGCATAAAGTTGGTATGAGTCGTGTCGAGATGAACAAGTTTGACCAGTCAATCCAAAAAATTGAACGTATGTGTAGGGAATCTGGTGATTTCTTGAATGAATTGGTTGATGCTCAAGGTAAAACTGGTGACGCAAAGTTTCATATCTCTTCTTTCTTAAAACCTTTCTTCAATGATGAGATTAAAAACGCTAGATCAATAGGAAATGTATCACAGACTCTAGAAAATCTTGCTAATTTTTATCATGCAAAAACATCAAAAGAATTAGCAAAGATTAAAACAGAAAAGAACCTTGTTGCTAAGAGAAATCTTGTATATAAGAGTGAAAACTATCTCATGGAGAATGAGACTAAATTTAAAGCGATGCTTTCTCTTTATAAAGAGTTGCAAGAAGTAAAGCAAATGGTTATAGATAAACTCGATCACCTAGAAAAGTTCAGAACATTTGTTCAAACTGAGAATGGGTATAAGGTTACTACTCCTGAGGGATATGTTCTTCATAAAGATGGAAGTATGATTAAGTTCGTCAACCGTTTGGAGTTTGCATTTAATAACTTTACTCTACAGAAACAATGGCGTTAGACGGAAAGGTTTGCTTCTTTACATTTGGTAGGTTTCAACCACCTACCACTGGTCATGCTGAGAGTTTTAATAGTGTAAAGCGTGCAGCAGGGACAAATGATTATTTGCTTTATATCTCACAGAGTGTTGATACAAAAGGTAGTAATCCTCTTCCTCCTGAGGTAAAATTGTCTTATATGAATAAGATGTTTCCGCAGCATAGAGGTAAAATTATTTCTGGACCTAGAGATCCAGTAGCAATTATGCAAGATCTAATGATGAGAGGATATGATGAAGTTCATTTTCTAGTAGGATCTGATAGAGTTAACGCTATGAAGTTCCTACATAGATATAATGGTACTGAATATTCTTTTCGTAAAATTTATATTGAATCTTCTGGTAGCAGGGACGCGGACGGAGATACATTTTCTATCTCTGGAACTAAAATGAGACGTGCTGCTAATGATGGAGACTTTAAGGCATTTCGCCAAGGGATTCCTAGGTCACTATCAGATCAAGATACAAGAAAATTGATGCGAGAAATTGCTAATAGACTACCCGCTAACTTTAAATGAAAACTTTTAAAGATATAAAAGAACAAGCACTCAGACAAAATTTCCGTAAAGGTAATGTCTTTACTGAAGGGAAGACTGTTATGAATGTAAACACTGGTGCAAAGGGAAAAATCATTCGCACTGGTCCAAACTATGTAATTTGTGTGACTGAAAGTAATGAGATGTTCCGCGCATGGGTGCGAGACATCAGGGAAGTCAACGAAGTTATAAATAAACCAAGGAGAACACTATTTTTTACTCATGGACAAGCCAACACCGTCAACATCAGTGCGACATAACGACGCATATTCTGAAGCAATTATAGACTCTTATAAAAAATGGATGGATGGTGATACATTCCAGCAGTCCACTGTAGAAGAAGAGAAAGTCGAGACACCTATTGGTTCTTACGAGAAACCTGCTTTCGATACAGGTACTATTCCTACTTGTGATAAGTCAAAAGAGAAAGGAGACGATGTTTCTAGTAAAGATCCTAAGGCAAATGCGGGTGCTCCTGATCCAGCAACGAAACTTGTAGGTTCTATGACTATAGGACAGGGATCTGCTTCTGGTGGTGTTCAACAATCCCATGGTGCTGAAATTCGAGATACTACAAAACTAGTAGCAAGAGAGGAAGCGGAAAATGTTGAAGAAGGAAAGAAAGGACTCTACGCAAACATCCACGCAAAGAGAAAGAGAGGAGAAGCTCCTGCGAAACCTGGCTCCAAAGACTATCCAGCAAAGGATGCGTTTAAAAAGGCTGCAAGAACTGCTAAAGAAGAGGTATCCTTCGAGTTAGATGGAGAACTTTATATCTTCGAGAGAGAAGTTATTGAAGAAGGTAGCATGAAGCAAGCACGTAAAAACGTTGGTGCATCTACATGTTGGAAAGGATATAAAGCACAAGGAACTAAGAAGAAAGGTGGTAAGACTGTTCCTAATTGTGTAAAAGAATCAATCAAAGTTAAGTGTCCTGACTGTAAAGGAGAAGGTTGTAACCATTGCGACAACAAAGGTTATCATCTTAAGGAGTATTTTGTCTCTGATATGAAAGAATATTTTGAGAAGGTTGATGGTAAGATGGTTAAGAAGCACAACTGTGCTAAGAAAGTTAAGTATAAGAAAGAAGAGTATGATGTAATTCATGGTGAGCACACTCTTTTAGAAGATGGAACTGTAACTCATTATGATATTATGAGTGAGCATGGTACAATTATCCATAACGTTCCTGTTGAGGAATTAGAAGTGACTGTTGAGGGAATGCATGAGCATTTCGTTAACGATGCTAAGAATCGTGAGGTTTTTGGTGAGAAACTTGATCCAGTTGGTAAGGCAGATGCTGATATCGACAACGATGGTGACGTAGATAAGTCAGATAAGTACCTACATGCTCGTCGTAAGAAGGTTACTAAGATCATCGCTGCTAAGAATAGATCCTCAAAAAAGTAACTGAGGCTTGCGAGTGCGACGACAAGCCTAAAGGTAAAAAAGGAAAGAGAGTTGAGGTGATGCCTGAGATTGACGATGGGAAAGACCCCAATAAACCTAAGAAATCAAAGGATATTTACGTCAAAGAAGAGGCACCGAAGGGAAAAAAGTATGAGCGTATGATCAAACACATTAAAAGATCATACGCAAAAGATGGTAAACTAACGAAGGATGAAAAATCCATCGCGTACGCTACTGCATGGAAACATAAGAACAAGAATAAATAAACATGTAAACTATGTGAATTTTAATCATGCTATCATTCCTACTACCATTCGCATCTAAAATTGTATCAGATGCAGTAAACAAAATTCCTGATGATTCAGAGTTGGGAGAAAAGTTAATTGACTTATGTCTAGTCATCCTTGGAAAAGCGGTAAAACTTACCAAAACAGACATGGACGACAAGTTGTTGGAGACAGTTAAGGCTGCATTAGCAACCAGAGACTAAGTTTTATAAATAAAATACAGAAAATAATACGAGAAAACCATGCCAATCCTCGGACTCATTGACGCTGCAACGTTTAGTAATGCAGTCGGCGTCACTAGCGGATCAGCAACCGTAACAAAAAACGCTGCAGATTCTATCGACGCAGGCGACATTATTGAACTCAGTGGAGTTCGTTATTTCGTTAACAGTGTAGATAGTGATACTCAGATCACTCTGGGTACAAACTATGCGGCAGCAACAAATGCTTCTTTAGCAGGTGCTGTTCGTCGTACTGCCCCTAAAGCACTTGCTGACTACGTTTTACGTGGTGGTGATTCACAATCAGCTAACGTACAAATTCTTGGAGTAAGTCTCACAGAGGCACAACTCACAGAAAACAAAGCTCGTGGTATCTCAGGACCTGGATGGTGGGCATACAGAACTTATACTGATGCAGCAGGTAGCACTCGCCATAAGGCAGAATGCGTTGCTTCATTCAAGGATGGTTCTCAGGTAAGTGGTGACGCTACCGATGACGCAGTAGTCGGTGACGTTACTTCTGTTATCACTATTGGTACTGATCCTGCTGATCAAAACACCTCTGGTGGTGCTGCAACCTTTACCGTTGTTGCTTCTTCTACAGGTGCAGGTGCTTCACTCACCTATCAATGGCAGAAGTATGACGTTGCTGGATCAGCATTCGTCGATATTTCTGGTGCAAATGCTGCTTCTCTTGCCCTTACAGGTCAACAAGCTGCTGATTCTGGAGACAAGTATAGAGTTAAAGTAAATAACTCTATTGGTGGTGTTGAGAAAATTTCTGCTGAAGCAACACTAACATTCGTTAACTAATATGAATGAAATTTGACGAACTAAATCATGAAAACTGGATACTCTTTGCTATTAAGCACTACGATAATCCACTATCTGTAACTTATGAGGACTTTGAGGAAGATCTCAAACGTTTCAAATATATCAAACGATTACTCAGGAGATATGAAACCTCAGGTGACTTCAAAGTCCATCTCATATTGAACCATATCATTATTCTTTATAATGCATTTGGTGACGCGGCGACACCGCTTTTGTTTTATAAAATTGATGCAAACCATTGGTCTATTCTTAGGGCATTTATGCAATTCTTGGATAGACTACCCCCCTCGCTAAATACTGATATAGACGAAGAATGTCTAAGGCAACTGAACCTAATCTAAATGAAATGATCGCTGGAGACGGTGCTCATCTTTCGATGCCGCCAGCATTCGTATTTGTTAATCCGAAATCTGCTCGGAAATATAAGAAAGCGAATCAAGATAAAGTTGATGGACGTACCAAAGGTGCCCGTCAAATGCTCTCACGTATCACCAACCGTAAGAAAATGAAGGAAGAATTAGAAAAACAAACTATTTCTGAATACGGAGTTCCCTCAGAGACTGAGAGAGCTCAAAAGCAGATTGGTCAAATGAAAAAACTGAAGCGTCAGAAGGCACTTCAGGACAAGAAGTCAACTGCAAAGAAGTCTATGCAGGACAAGACATCTGAAATGGACGTGTTAATGAAGGCACGTTTGGCTGACTTTAAGAAGAAAGCTTCTTCACAGACAAAGAAACTACAAAAAAATTCTGTCGAACCAGAAGGAAACATTATTATGGAGAATCAAACTATGGACGCAATGGACATTGCACTACAAGTTGCAACCTCAGAAATGACTGGAACAGTTGGAGAAACAGATTTTGCTAAGATCACTTTTGGTGATGGATCTCAACAGAATCTAGATAATTTCTCTGCTAAAAAAATTGCTGCTTGCTACGCACAACTTGAAGGCGAGAAGCAAGATCAGTATCGTTATATGTTGAACAAAGATGCTGCTACATTCCAGTCAGCATTAGATTTCGCTATCAGAAACATTTAAGGAAAATAAAAAATGGCGTTCGGGGTCGGCAAAAATATAGCAGTTCTTGAGAGCAAACTAGATATTTACGAAGACCTTTCTCAGCAAATGCTAGAGAAGTTAGAACGTGCTGTAGGTGAAATATCATCAAACAGTAACAAAATAGCTATTATTTTAGAACGTCATGAGAATCGTTTGGATGGAATGGAAAGTTCCGACCAACTGATCATCAAGATGATCGAAGAAATGAAGGAGAATCATTCAAAGGACAATGAGATTCTTCATAAGAGAGTAACTGCTCTACAAAAACAGGTAAATATTAACGGTAAATTTGTTATAGGTGCTACAGCGGTGCTTACAACACTAGTAACAGTG